GTTTGTGATATCAATAAAACTAATGATGTTTGCATCAAGATGAACGATCAGAAAGATGCAGATGAACATATGGATTTCTTTTTAGAGGCAAAAGAGATTTGCAAAGAATGGAAAACTAAAGAAATAAACAAAACTTTGCATTATACAGCAAAACTCGATTTGGGAAGAACTACAAAGAATATTTTGGTAGCTTATGTTTTTCTTGCATTTGATTTCAATCATGAGTTTGGAAAAGGCAATACAAATGATTATGATTCTCAAATGATGTTTCGATCATTTACAAAGATGCAAAATGTATTAATTAATTACGATAAAAAAATACATTAGACATTTACATAACAAGAAGAAGAGTAGCCAAGTGGTTGCTCTTTTTTTTATTTCTTTCTACACATTAATCCTCTTTTTAGAAACTCTTTGAAAAGATTATCTTGTATATCATAACTATCTACCTGAATCACCAGCTCATACTTCGTTTCTTTAGGCTCTATGTCTGTGCTAATCTCTTTCTCTAAATCTGCAAAATGAAGTTCTTTAGAGTCAAAACCCCATTCTTTCAAATCCTTGACATCAAAGTTGTTAGCTAAATCCTCGATATTCCACTGACCTACATTCTTGTTGAGTCTTATATTCAACTCTTTTTCTTGATCTATAGATAAATCCAGCTCAATGCAAGGCACATAATGGTGACCCAACTCTTTACAAATGGCTAATCTTTGGTGACCACCAATGACCACATTCATTCTTTCTTTGTTCACATTGACTATGATTGGGTCTACTACACCGAACTTATGTATGCTTTCTTTGATATTCTTGTGTTGTTTTACAGTCAATTCTCTTGGATTGTATTCTGCTGGTATCAAGTCATCTATTTCTTTTTCAATTATCTGCATATGTCACCCAAACCTATTCTCTACTAAAGAATCATAACACTTAGTATCATTGTTCCAGCGAAGAGTAGTTTCACCAATATTACCCTGAACATCTACTTCTCTGACTTTAGCCACTCTGACCTTAGTTTGACCTCTTTCAAAATCTCTAGTCACAATGACACCAATATCTGCTTTATTGTTCCAGTGACTACTGCCACTGACATCATACAGGCTCTTTACCTCAAACAAACCATCTGCATTTCTGATCTGCTTGGTAGGGTGAGCAACCATAAAAGTAATGGTGTTAGTTTCCCTGTTAAATCTCTTGATTTTAGAGATGAGCACCGATATGTGTTCATCTTCTCTTAAATTGGCTCTAGCTGGGTTAATTTCGTTGTATGGGTCTGTGACAATGCCATCAACAGCATACTTATCAACACAAAACCTTGCTCTGTCTAAAATCCAATCAATATCAGGTGAATCACCCTGTTTATCTACGAAGAAAAAATGGTCGTTAATAAACTCCACTGCCTCTTGTACTTCATCAATCGTACATCTGTTCTCAAACATACTGTCGAATGGTTTATGAACATACTTTTCCACAAGTCTTTTTAAGTTTACTGCTAAAGAGTGTTCAGGTGAAAAAATCATAAACTTAAAATTATGTTCTTTTGCAGTTCTCATGATTATATCAAATGTTAAGCTGGACTTCCCACAATTAGGAGTACCAGTCATCAGTATAAAACTTGGTTTAACTAATTTCATGATAGGGTCTAAGTCTTTGAATCCTGTCGAGTATCTCTTACAAGTTTTGCCCTCATACAGTTCCCACAAACCATCATATAAACTTTTGGCAGTATGAATACCATCAATTTTTTCATTCATTGTTTTCTAATCCTCATTGTTAAAATATAATACTATACTTAAAATATTAATATGTAAAGTATTACCCAGCAATAAAGTTTTTATTTCTACCTTTTTGCCTAACAAATTTATTGTTGTTAGTTATATTAGTATTAGTAGTCATATTGACTACATCATTTTTCGGACATTGAATTACATAATTATTATTCTTTCTTATTCCTTTCCCTGTCTTAAAAATTTTGATCTTATTGGTTTTAACTAATTTTTTGATATATCTTTGAATACTACTCTCCGAGCAACAGCAGATCGTAGCCAAGTGGCTAAGACTCGGATAACATTTGTTGTCATCATCTGCATAATTACAAAGCATAAGCAATAGCAATTTACTGCCACCACACTCTGTTTTTTGCTTAGTCGCCCAAGATAGTGCCTGAAAACTCATTAATAGAAATCGTTAGGTTGCACTTCTTGATTGGTAAATTCTGTAATCTTATCCATGTTTTTCTTGGTCGGAATCTTCTGACCATACTTCCAAGAATTGACTGTAACCTCAGGAACATCTAACATTTTAGCTACTTTACTTACACTAAGTGATTGTTTTTCAAGGTATTCTTTTAAATTCATATACTTTATATCTCCATGTTTAGTTATGTTTCATGTGAAACATTATGTATATCTTATATTAAAAGTAATCATAATAAAAGTAAATATTACTTGAAATACTAATACTATAGGTATATATTGAATTTATATTAATTGATCGAGGAAACTATTATGAAACACGAAAGAATAATAAAAGGATTATACAATGTCACTAGTCCTAAAACACAGCAAGAACATATATTAAAATACTTGCTAAAAAACAAATCAATCACTTCTTGGAAAGCTATACAAAAATTCAGAATTACAAGATTGTCTGCAATAATTTTTAAGCTAAAATATCATTTTGATATAGAGTGCAAAGATACCAAAGCTGGTAAAATACATTTTACAACATACACTTTACATTATGACAAGTAAGCAACAAGAAAAATGGAAAACCATAGCTAATGCCGAGATTGTTAAAAAAAAGAATCTCGGTTATCGAAGTATTACCAGTATCATAAATGCTAGACCTAATCGTAGCCTAGAGAAGTGGCGACAAGAACTGGGTGAAGATGTTGCTGACTTTGAATCAAACAGATGTGCAAAAAGAGGTTTGAAAGTACACTCAATGATACAAGAATATTTTACAACAGAGTTTAAACATCTTTACAATGCAAAAGAAAAAATGATTCCATCATCACATAGATGTGACAGTGTTTTAGCAAATGGACTATTCATCAATATGCTGGGTTATTTAGAAATGATTAACAATATCGTTTTTATAGAAACCGAGCTTTATTCAGACAAATATAAAATTCATGGTCGAGTAGACTGTATTGCTAAAGTTTATTCAGACAAATATAGGATTAAAGGATATGACTTTGAAGAGGGTTATTTAGCAGTAATAGATTTCAAGACTTCTAATACACCCAAACAGAGCATAAAAGATAATTATGGTGTTCAATTATGTGCTTATGCAGTTATGTATAATGAGATGTTTAACGAGAACATAAAAGATATCGTGTTAATAAATGCTGATGAAACTGGTGGCTCACAGATGATAAGGAGAGAGGTTAAAAAGTTTATGCCGACATTTGAGGAATGGGTCAATGAAAAAAAATAATATTAATCCAGCTCATTACAGGCAAGGGAAGATTGAGGTGAGTGATTTTATTATAGATCAAAATATGGGTTTTTTAGAGGGTAATATAATTAAATATGTTTGCAGATATAAGCATAAAAATGGTACTGAGGATTTAAAAAAAGCTGAGTGGTATTTAAAAAAACTAATTAATGAAAGGAATAAAATAGAATGAATCCTACAAAAATGCTTTTTCCTGTAGTGACAAAAAAAAGCGAGGAAACGACCCTATATAGACATTATGACATTGATAATAATTTGTTATATGTTGGTATAAGCCTATCTTGGAAAAAAAGATTGAAACAACATAAAGTATCATCTTGGTATAAAAAAATAAGCAATGTAACTTTAGAGCATTATGAAAGTAGAGAAAAAGCTATGTATTATGAAAGAGAGGCTATAAAAAAAGAAAAACCTTTATACAATATACAAAACAACAACACCCTAAAGGAAGTAAACAAAGCTAGTAAAGAAATTTTAGATAAATCTCAGCATAGATTTATAGGTAATTTTGTTAATTTTAAACTCAGCTATAGTTTGAATGATCTGAAAGAAATGTCAGGTTTGAGCATGAAACAGATAGAACTATATACTAAAAAAAATATTTTATCTTATTATGAAGTGACTTACAGAGATGGTTGCAAACCTAAAAAAAGATTTACAGGTTGGGATATTATTAACTTATTGGAATATTTAACTAAAAAAGACAAAATAATACTATAAATATGTATAAAAATAGTATAGGATATTTAACATAACAATGATAATGAGGTACACAATATGAGTAAATTAACAGATGCACTTTGTAAATTTCAAACACAAAATGTAAAGGCTCTTAAAGATGGCACAAACCCAGCTTTCAAGAGTAGTTATGCAACAGTAGATGAGGTAATACAAGCATTACAACCAGCATCAGAATTAGGCATATCATATACACAAGTCTATGATTATGAGCTTAAAGAATGTAATGGTGTTTTGCACAGGATAGCTTATCTAAAAACAACACTATACCATCAAGATGACAAAGATAACGAGCATATAATTGAATCACGATATCCAATGCAACTCCACCAAGAGGCAAGGAATAAAAATCATGATTTTGTTTCAGCGAGTACATATGCAAGGAGAGTTTCATTAGTGTCAGCTTTTGGACTTGGACTTGATGATGATGGCAATGCCAGTAATGGTAGTAAAGATGATGCTAAAGGCACACCAACTACTACTGCTGGAAATAACAACAATTCAAATAACAACAAATGGTAGGAAATGATATGACAGACATAAAAGAAGAAGATAAGTATTGTAAAGGCTCTTTGAGTGACCCTGATGCTGATCTAGTAGTATTCAAACAAGGAAAACTAAAAGATAGCAAACCATACACTAATGAAGATGGAACAATAGCATTAGATGAACAAGGCGATAAAAGATACCCTTTGCAAATAATTGTGACTAAAAGAATAGATAAAAATGGTAAAAATTATTACCCAGTTATGAAACAAATTGGTTGTCTTTGGGATTCTAAACCTAACAATACGACTGTTGTATCAGGATATATAGATATTGATGGCGAAGAAAAAAGTTTAAATGTCTATGATAATGAATCATACTATGGGTTAGAGATAATAGAAAAAGATGAGATAATAGAAAAAGATGATAGCACACATTCCTAATGTTTTCCTCATATAGACATTCGGTGCTTTTCATCAAGTGGGTAGTTTATAGCTTTGACTACCCACGATCTAAAGGAGTTTGATTATGTCTTTAACAATTCTAAAAAGTAGTTTCTTTCAATCACATGGTAATCCTGATATGGATAAGATACCAAACTATGGTGTTGTCAAACTTCCTGTCAGTCGAGCTGATCTAGTTTCAGCAAGGGTAGAATTATCCAGTGGTGTCGGAGTACAACAAGATGCACAGGTTAATTTTGGAGTTGATGATAAATTGACTCGGAAAGTTAAGATGTGGAGAATACCTTTGGACTCAAAGATTGGTGGTTTGTTCCATGTTTTTGCAGTTGAGTTAAATAAAATATTTAATTATAGAATATCGGCTATACAAGATATTCAATACTTAGAATATGCTGTTGGAGATTTTTATAAAACTCATACTGACATAAACTGTGAGCTTGGCTCTACTAGGAAAATCTCGATCTCTTGGATATTAGATGATGATTTTGAGGGTGGAGAATTGAAAATAATGAGTGGTGGAGAAGAAGTAGTTATAAAAAACAAAGATAATGAATTAGTAGCTTTCACAAGTTTTATGAATCATTGTGTCACACCAGTGACCAAAGGAACTCGTAAAGTTTTAGTTTGCTGGATAAATGGCGAAAGCTGGAGATAATAAATGGCAGAAAATTATAAAGAAAGATTAGCAGAAATGGGAAATGATGAGCTAAAAAGAAGAGTGAAAATATGTGATTTGGTATTACATAACAAAATTACTTCACACTCTGAGAATATCTTTAAAGAATTACTCGGAGAAAACTTTGATAGGTATAGTGCTGAGTCAATACTACATAGCATTATTGAGATAACTAATTTACAAGATTCAATGGGTTTTATAGAAAATGGCATTGTAAACCCTGATTTAGCTGAAAAACTCGATAAAAAACTTGAAAATCAATGATTAAATAGCTTTACTTATACTTATAGTAGTATATACTTATTATATAAGCTAATAAAACAGCTTATAAATATAACGATAAACGAGGATAAAAATATGTTTGGAATGAAGAAAGACTCAAATTGGGAAAAATGGGATAAAGAAGTTAGTGATGAGCTTTATGTTCTTTTAAAAGAAGAAATCAGAACTACTTTAGATAAAGAAACCACTGATTGGATTGATGACCATAGCAACAGAAAAATGAAAATATTTATTCATGGTAATGTTGATAGAAGATACAAAACATATGCTCAAAACTTACTTGATGCAAGAAAAGAGTCAAGGTTTGATGATACAGTTTGTAAGTATCAATAAAATTAAAAGTGTGGGTGTCACTCAAACCACCCAAAAAATTAACATAAAAACGAGGAAAATATGAAACAAAATAGAAAAAAAACAAAACACGAAGAACTTATTGATGTTCTTTTAGAAGAAAGAAGAAAGCTATCGGATTTCAAAAAATCAATTAAAGATTCGATTGAACGTAACGTAGCAAGAGATTTGAATGATGATGAGATTCTTATGGCAGTAGAAAAAATAACTTTTGATAGATCATTAGCAGAAGCTGATAAAATTGAAGATGGTCATATATCATTAGAGGACTGGAGAAAAAAACAGAATAAGTTATTCAGACTGGGTGTTAACCCTTACAATGTATAAAATAAAACATAGTGTGGGTGTCACTTAAACCACCCAAAAGATCAATATTAAGCGAGAAAAATAAAATGAAAAAAATTAGAACTACCTTAAATAAAGATGCTATAGATTGGATTGATTCTCATAGCAACAGAAGATTATCTAATTGTATTAATAATAAAGCTAAAAATAAAGATATCTCTATTTTGGGTCAAATATCTTCTACTGATAAAAGATATAAAACTTATGCTAGAAACTTACTTGATACAAGAAAAGAATTAGGTTTTGATGATTCAGTTTGCAGAAAACAATAAAACTAGGAAATATTAAATGAGCAAAACATACAACCAGTTATATTTTTGCAGTTTAGAATATGTAAGAAAATTTAAAGATACACTTTCTAAAAAAAAGTTGCTGGAGAACTTACAAAATAAATATCAATTAACAGAAAAACAAGCAAAGGAGATAGTGGACAATTATGAATAAAAATTATCTAATACCAAGTTTTATAAGAAAAGGAGATTTAAAAATGGATATAGAAAAAGTTATAAATAACTTGGAAAATGAAATAAAAAGATATAATAATGGAGATGAAGAAATTACTCTTTTATCACATGAAATGAATTGTAAAACTTTACAACACTTTAAAAGAGTAAAAAAAGATAAAGAGGTGGAACAATGCAAAGAGAATGTGATGAATACTACGAGGATAATCAAGTGTTCTTAGATGATGTAATAAAATTCAAATACATTGTTAAGACATTAGATGTTGGCAACTTGACCCAGCGAAAATTCTGCGAAGAAGTAGAAAAAGTTTACAATGAAATATTTGGCGAAAAAGATGGCGAAGTTATATATGAAGAAAATGGTGATACTAAAAAAGAAAAAATAGATCAATATGGTGATGTAATCAAAGAGGAAAATAACAATGATAGATAAGTTCAATGAAATATGGGATTCAATACCTGATATAGCACAGGCAATAATAGTTATGTCGGTAATTGCTATATTTTGGATAATTGTATTAGGGTAGTCGTACTCTGTGATACGACAGATACTCTGAGAGAGTTGCTAAGTTTACCCTCGTTTACTTAGTAACTCTTTTTTTATGTCTTTTTTTCTGTTAGATTAATTAATAACGATAAAAGTTTTTTGGAGTTGTTATGTTTGAGATGGTAAATTTACTCGGCTCTGCTAGTCTTGGTGCAGTTATGCAAATCATGGGTGCTAAAGCAAATGCACAAGCAGAGATGATGAAACAACTTACTGCTAACCATAAACTAGAAGAAGAAAGTCGTGATAAAGTAAGGAATAACACAAATTCTTTCTTCATGATGACTCGAAGAATTATAGTCTTGTCATGTATATTTGCAATTATTATAGTGCCAGTATTAGCACCTTTGTTTACTGATACTGCAATTTATATCCAAACAGAAGTGACTACAGGCTCAGATTGGTTAATATTTGATACTAGAAATACAACTATGTCATGGAAAGAAGTGCAAGGTATTGCAATACTAGATTGGCATAAAAATATTATACTCAGTATCGTTTCCATGTATGTTGGCTCTTCTATAGCTAAGGCTAAATAGGAGATGAAAACAATGTTTGCTTTATACAAAGAAGTTTTGTTTGTTTTATTTTTTATAATATTGGCATATGGCATATCTGATTCTTTAGCTGATGTCACATCAAGTGGCAGTACCACAAATACCCAGTCCAATAATGCTGGGTCAAATACTGCCATAACTGGTGGCTATGAACAGAGTACGACATATCAATCAGGTAGTTCTAGCAATAGCACGACTAATAACGAAACTAATAATTCTACGAATCAAAAAACAGCAGTCAATAGTGCATCAGCACCAAGTATGAGTGTTTATGGACAGGATAGTTGTGTTATACCTTTGTCGGCTGGAGTGACAGTTATTGGTTTTTCAGGAAGTTTTGGGAGTTATCATATAGATTTAGATTGCCAAAGAAGAAAAACAGCCAAGTTGCTATCGCAGACTCTAAATATGAAAGTGGCTGGGATTTCTTTAATGTGTCAAGATGAAAATGTATGGAAAGCAATGATGGAAAGTGGCACACCTTGTCCAGTTGATGGATTGATCGGAAAACAAGCTAAGAAAAGATGGGAAGAAGTTGGTGGATTTTATAGAACAAAAGAAAAATTAAAAACTGGTGGAACTAAAGCTAGTATGACATGGAATAAATAACGATATGATTGATCTATCTGTATTATTACCCACAAAAAATAAAACAAATGCACCTGAGAGCAAATGTAGAACTGCAATTTTATTGATTTCTTCTATTTTGCTAACATCTTGTGCAACACATTCTGTCACATTAGGCACTATGGAAGTTTATGGAAATAATGAAATAAAGATTGATGCACCGACAAGAGAATGAGATACTTATTTATATTCATTTGTTTTCCTATAACCCTGTTTGCAGAGCAGACAGGGAACTTGGTTATTAATGGAGATTTTGAAAATAACAATTCTAATAACTGGACTACAACAGGCGAAGTCCAAGTTCTAGGCGATTGCTGTGGCTCAAACTATGACCTAGAGTTTGGTCTGCAAGGAAGTATTGAGCAAGACTTTAATTTAACAAGCGACACTATAACCCAATCTATACTCAATAATGGAATTACTCTTGATAGTTCTGTCTTGATTCAGAATGGAGAATGTACTGGCAATGGTTGTTGGGCTGGGTCAGGTAGAGGTGGTGCTGATTCTTTTACGATCAGATTACAAATAAAAGATTCTGATAATAATATATTATCTACAACTACACAGGAGAGATATGATGTTACAGGAATTAATGGAGAAACTTTTGAAAATAGTGTCACACATAATGGGTCTGATGCGAACATTGGAAATATTTATATTAGTGGCACAGATACTAATGGTGTTGCTGGTGGTTTGGGTGGTGCTAATGTTGATGATGTAAGTGTCATTATGACTTACGACCCTGTTGTCTTATCGGCTACACAAACTTCTCATATCACAACAACTTTCCAAGAGATCGAGGAAGTTTTATTTAAAAGTGTAGAAACAGTTGAGTTTATTCCAATAGAAGAATTTACTTTTGAGGTGTACGAAGAGCCTGAGATAATTGTTGAAATGCCTAAAGAAATGTTTATACAAGAGATTAAAAAAGAAGAAATAAACACAGGAATTATTAGTTTGTCTTTTGAGCCTGTTGAAACAATAACTGAACTACCACCGATAGAAAGTTTTGAAGAAATACCTATGGAGAGTATAATAGAAGTATATGAAGAATCAAAGACCCTCGAAACGATCTCAGCAGAAGTCGAAGTCGTTGAAGAAAAACCTAAAGCAACAGAAATCGTTGCTGTTGCAGAAGAAATCACAGAAACCGAAAACTCTGAAAGAGTCACTGAACGAGAATCTGTACGAGAAGAAGTTGGCACAGGAAATAGTGAATCAGCAGAAGAAGAACTTGTTTCCGAAGAAACCAACGAGCCAAACGAGTCATCAGGAAATAGTGTTGAAGAACAAGCAGAAGAAACAGAAGTTTCTGAAACAGAAACAGCTCAATCCGAATCTACTAACGAAACAAGAACAGGAAGTGAAGAATCTAGCACAAGCGATAACGAAAGCGAACAGCGAACATCAGAAAGCGATTTGGCTGGTGAAACTGATTCGGAGAATACAGAAACACCTACAAACACTATCGCAAATATTTCAATCGAAAAGATTGCTACTAAAGTTGCCGAAGTGGTTAAAGAAGTTGATAAACAATTAGTTGTGACTAATATGATTGTTGCTAAAGCTATGCAATCAAAGATAAATATTGACACATACAGTTCTATCAATAATAATTTATTTAATAATCAACCAATTATTGATGGTGGCAGTTATGATGAACTCAGAGAATATGTTGATAACAGAAATATATATCAACAGAGCCAAGTCATTTATAATGATGAGTTTAGCCAGTATCAAGAAAAAGTTGATGAGGCTAAAGCAAACACCATAAGAGCAGTTGAACATTTGAGGAAGATTCGTGGATATTAATAAAAAATATAATTTAATAGTTATAGACCCCCCATGGAATGTAAAAAAAATAAAAAGAAAAGTTCGTCCAAATCAAATTGAAATGGACTATCCAACCATGAGTTTAGATGAAATAAAAAATCTTAATGTTAAATCATTAGCAAAAGATGAGTGTTGGATATTTCTTTGGACAACACAAAAGTATTTATTCAAAACAAAAGATGTTTTAGAACATTGGGGATTTAAATATCTTCACACTTCTGTTTGGGAAAAAACATACGGAATATCAAATGGTATGCCTTTATTTGGGTTTAGATATAATTGTGAGTTTATTCTTATTGGATATAATAAAGTAAAACCTAGTTTATGGATAAAGGGCAAACCATTAATACCACTATGCTTTCAAGCAGAAAACATAAAACATTCCAAAAAACCTGATAAATTTTATAAGATGATAGAGCCATTAGGTAATGAAAGAATAGATATTTTTGCAAGGAATACTAGAGAAGGGTGGGATGTTTGGGGAAACGAAATTAAAGAAGAAACACAAAGGAAAATTTATGGACTTTAAAGATATAAAAACATGGGGAGTATTGCTCTCAATTATAGCAGCTATTGGTGGAGGGTTTTCCAAGTTTGGAGAAATCTCAAATCGTTTAGCTGTACTTGAGAAAAAATCAGCTCCTGATATTAAACCATTGACAGCAGACATTGCCATTAACAAAGCAGAAATAGCAGTATTAAACGCTAAAGTTAATGAAATGAAAGCTAGGTCA